TTCAAAATCCATGGTAAGGGTGCAGAAGAAAAGAAGCAGGACTTCCCTCAGGGAAAGTGTCTGTTTTTATAATCTAAACAATAATTAAATGTCTGGTGCATTAATACAACTTGTGTCAAGGGGTGTACAAGATGTATATCTCAATAGTGAAGAGGGACATTCTTTCTTTCGTATGAAGTTTACGAGGCATACAAACTTTTCTCAAGCCCCAAAGTTTATCAAGACTGTTACAGATAAAGATCCTGTTTTTACCGTTCCAGTTTTAGGCGATCTCGTGAATTGTTTATGGTTTGAGGGTGTTGATAAAAACTCTAACGTATCCTCAAATCTTCTTTACAACTCCACGATCGATCTATTTATAGGAGGTCAGAAAATAGATTCTCAACACTATGACTATTACGCAGATATATGGCCCAACTATCTCGCAGACACGTATACCAAATCTCAAGAACTCACGAATAAGACAAGTATTTCACATAGAAACTTCCAACCCCTTCATTTCTTTTTCTGTGACCACGGAGCATTTCTACCCCTTGTATCATTGGCACATCATCAAGTTGAAGTTAAAATAAATTTTGATCCGAGTAGTTTAGATGGCTACAGTGAAACACAAAAGCGTATCAATGTATATGCAAATTATGTATATCTAGATAAAGATGAAAGAGAGTCCATGGTGGAGAGGCAGATGGACTTTGTAATTACACAGACACAAAAGGTGGAATACCCTCTATCTAATGTTTTCAACAATGATATTGAATCCGGTGGATACAACGATTTGGACATATCGTACTTCAATCACCCAGTTAAATCTATATTCTTTGGATACAGTGCGACCGCTAGTGATCCCACGAACGATCGTTTTACATTTAAAAATGCAGACATTCATATGAATGGAACACCTCTACTCGAAAATATGTCACCCACTTATTTTCACACAGTCCAAAACTACTACAAATCTAAATATGGTGTATCAGATTATAGGGTTGATACCGAAGATCTTATGTACACGAGATATTTCGTATACCATTTTGGTCTAAATGCATCAGACTACAACCCCTCTGGTAGTTGTAATTTCAGCAGGCTCGATAATGCAAAACTCATATTGAGGGGTGTGGAGAAGGGTAGTCTTAGAGTAGACCAAAATGATATCTGTGTGTTTGCTGTGAACTACAATGTTCTCAGGATTAAGGATGGTTTGGCTGGAATTTTATTCGGTAACTAAAGTATAAATGGGTAGAACAGCTAGGTTTGATCAAATCTATGTTGCAAGTCTTGAAGCAGAACCCGTTGAGAGTGAAACACTTACAGGTGTTAACAGTATTTTAACTAGGGAAATTGAGGCTAATGAAATTAAACTTGTAGTGAATGATGGAATCAAGGGGCGTTTAGCTCTGGCAAACAATGTACCAACCAAACAGTTTTCTGTTGGTGAAAAGCTTTTTATTGATAAAGATGATACCATCGTATTTGATCTCCAAGCGCGTGGTAAGGCATCTCGTTTCTTTGTGGATAATCAGCTCGCTGTGGGTACGACGAATCCCACAAAGGCTTTTCAGGTAAATGATGGTGATACTAGGAAGGTTGACATTGATTTAACTGGTCGTAACCTCATGACGGTGAGTGGTAACCTCGTGGCTACAAATGTTATCGTTGAGGACCAACTCACTTTTGGGTCAAAGCTCATTATTGATGGTTTGGCTTCTAACATTATTACTGTGAATGGTGGTATGAAAACGGAAAAACTGAGCGTTGGTTCTAATGTAATAATAACTGATAGTGACGCGAATGGTGGTAGCACCGAGTATCCCAATAACGTAGCTGTGATCACGGGTAATGTCACAGTTGACGGGGGTATGTATATTTACGGTAATACACGGATGTATGGTAATCTTTTTGTGGCTGAACAGGTCACGTATGAACGTATTGTGAACCTTCAAATTTCCGATACAACTATCACATTTGGTACAGGTAACGATGGCGCAAATGAGCCAATGCTTTTGTTTACACATGATCAAGATGAGTCAAATATTGCTTTTGGATTTAGAACTGGAGATCGCGGAAAAGAGATGGGTTTGTTTAGAACTGAAGGTGGACCACTTGATACAACATTTACTCTAGATGATACTGTGAGTACAAATCTCCACGTATTCGGTGATATTTATACTTCAAATGCAGTGGGTGTAGCTAATATTTTTCCTACCCACGACCTTTGTGTGGGCTCCAACCTCTTCGTTGAAGATACAGGTTCCAATGTATTGGAGGTACATGGAAACACTTTTACGGAAAACTTAAAAGTTGGTTCAAATATTACAGTTGGTAACGATGTAATTGTAATAGATCCAACTAATAAAGATGTTGCTACAATCAGCGGTAATGTGAAAGTAGATGGTTTACGCACTACAGGTACAAAAACTTCAGGTATATCCAATGTGGTACCCACTGATACCCTCTCAATTGGATCCAGGGTATACGTCAACCTTACAGCTGCAAATACACTCACAATTTTTGGTAACACCGTGACAACAAACCTGATTACACAATCCATTAGTTCAACTTCCAAGATAACGATTCACTCCGATAGATATGGTGGTGATAGTCTTCTAGATCCACTTATCCTCAAATCCGGACCAACTTCCTCAAATGTAAGTTCTATTGAGATATACGGTGCGAGTACATCCAATACTCATCAAAACATTAGATTCAAAACCAGAAATCATGAGAAAATGAGAATTACATCAAACGGTCAAATTGGTATAAATACAACAAATCCAACGCAAAAGCTTACTGTAAATGGAAACGCTTTTGTTATGGGTAGTAACGTGATGATGTTTGGAAACTTGTGGGGAACGACATCAAATACCTCTATGCAAATGTTTTCAAGTCCTAATGTAGGTGAAAACAAAGTTGAGAATATAGTCAAAACTGGTAAGGGTCTCAACTTTTATGCAAGTACCACAGCTACCATGGGTACGCCAAAACTCACCATATTAGAATCAAGTAATGTTGGTATCAACGTCGCCAATCCCATTGGGGCACTTCACACCACTGGTGGTACGGTGTTCATAAATGATCAAGTTACAAGACGTGGTACATATGTTCATCAAGAAACGCCAATGGTGATCACAAATACATCACCAATCGTAAGTACGACTGATATGGGTCGTGTGTTAGATTTGACCCGCGAAGGCGATGGTATAGAACATGGAGCACGAGCCTCATTTAAGTTAGGAAAACACGAGAACGCGGATGGAACTTCTAGATCACGACTTGATCTTTATTTAGCGAGTGATAACTACCAAACTGATGCTGATGTCATGACCTTCCTAAGTTCCGGTAAAGTTGGTATAGGTCACACACAACCAACTGCTCACCTAGAGGTAATGTGTGAAGGTATAGCTGATCCAAGTGAGAATGGCATACTCGTTCACAACCACGATGATGGTGATGCTATCATAGCCATAGAAACCAAGTTAAATGTGGGCAATGCATTTACAAGTTATATACTTGAAGATGGTGGAGCCCTCACAGGTTGGTCGGCAGGTGTAACGAAAGACGATGATTTTAGAATTACAGAAAATTACAAGAGAGTTTTGGATTCTTCTGCAACAGCCCTTTTCATAAGTAGTGCGCAACGTGACGTGGGTATAGGCACCGATGTTCCCCGTGGTAAATTGGAAGTCGCCGGTAATGTTGTGATTGGACATCAACTCACATTTGGGGGTCTTACTGGTGATGAATTTGGAAACACCATTTTTGTAGAAAGGAGTTATTCTGAATCTTTTGATAAGAATGAACTCGTGTTATTCAAGGGTAATAAAACGGACAGTTCTGCAAATGAATCTGGTCCTTCCAGAATTAGACATATTGCGGGTGAACACATATTTCAAACTATAGATAGAGACGGTGAATCTTTCGAAGACACGATTTCCACCATCGGCGAAGGAACGGGAGATGTCCCCCTCTGTATTACAGATTTAGGAACCGTTGTGATAGGTGGTAATCGTGCAGATGCAGCTGCTGCTGCGGGGCGAACAAATACTAAACTCATTGTTAAGGGTGATATTGAGTTTGCGGGAACAGGTACATTTAAGCTGACGGGTTTCCAATTTTTAACGACGACTGGAGTTTCATCACGGAATATTCTCCGAAATGTTTTAAATGGTGTCACACGCCGTCCGTTAACATTTACACACGATGATGGTTTAGGTGAAGATGAAGAGTTTGCTCGCTTTGACGAAGATGGTAGATTGGGTATGGGTCTAACCTCACCAACGTCTAACATACATGTGTATGATACAACACCTGGTGATCATGATATCATGAAACTTCAGAGTACTGGTAATGATAAACAGACGAACCTTCTCATATATACCAATGATGATGAGGGTGGTTTTGTAAGAGGGTTCAGCAACTTGGAAAATAAGACAACTGGTCTCTGTCTAGGTGTAGCTAATACTGTCACCGGGATCACAAGTTCTATTCATCTAATTGACACAAGTAACGTGGGTATGGGAACCCCTACACCTGGACGACAGTTTCATGTTGTTGATCATAGAGATCCATCTCTCGGTTTAACGGGTGTTGCGAGATTTGAGAGTGTATCCTCAAATGCCAGTATAGAACTTACAACCATCGGTGGTAACTCTAACATTTATGCAGACACTACAGGTAATATATATATTCAACCTTCTCAAAGTGTAAATCCTGTGACACATTTTAAGAGTTCAGTTGAGATTGACGGTGATATAAAAGTATCGGGAACTATAGATTTCGGTACTCTTAATATTGGTGGCGAAGGTGGTGCTGGTCTTGATGTTAGTGGTGGTCTAATAAGTAGTTCCGCAGAAGTTACTCGTACGACATATTCTAAAACATTTTCAATTGCTACCGGTCTCGCTAAAGACATTCAATTGATTTTTGGTATGGGTGCATTTTATGCAAAGATTGTGGCTATGTTGAGAAGAACAGATGGGTCAACAGTTGGTGATATAAGTACGATGGTTTTAGAGGTGCAGGGTGGTACGGGTGATGAATCAGCACCAACTCTGGACGTGGCAATAGGCACGAAGAATTTATTCGGTGGAAATAACCCATTTCCATGGAGTCCTACTGTATCAACCGGTACTAGAAGTATACGTTTAATACCTTATAATATTGATTCTGAACGCGCATATACATACGACATTTCAATGGAATTGTTGAGTTCCTGTAATGGTAAAATTACGAAGATTACCCGTGAATCAAATGACACGACAGATCTTGACAATGATACGGGTGGTTCGACAGAAATTACAACTTTTGGTTATTAATCAATTTTACCATTTGGGGAAGACCCAAAGGTAGAATCAATTTATTAATTATGCCCTGATGGAATCAGAGACGGCTAAGAAAAGAACGCCGACAATGAAAGCCATGACGACGTAATTACATTCACTTTCTTCGAGTCCAGTGGGTTCTGACTTGACCTCGGCCTTTTTTGTGACGACGGGCTGCTCACGTCGCATTGGAGGTTCCAGTTCCTCCAAAGGACAGTAACCTATCATTTATACTTTAGTTAGAGATTAATTTCCGTTTTCTTCTTTCTCCGGGTTCTCTTTGCCTTGGATCCACCGACCGAAACCTCCTTGATCTCACCACCAGTGGATTCTCCTGAAATAGAGACAATGTCAGAGACATCGTCATCATCCTGATCATGTACCGAGGCTGAGTTGTTGCTTGGCATGGAAGTGTTCATTGGTGGGGGTGGGGGCATCATCACACCACCCATGAGACTGGAGATGTCAATCCCAGGACCCTGCATCTCATATTGTCCGGTGCCACCAACTGGGGCGGCATCAGCAGATCCTGATGGTGCACGGGTTGTATTTTGAACCGCGGACATCATATTCTTCACGAGGTCTGGGTTCTGCTTGAGAACATCGTTCATATTGGGGAGGGCACTCTTAAACATAGAGTTTGTGAGGTGGAACATCATCGCCGAACCACCTAACATCATGATGAGTTTGACCTCTGGAGCGACGTTCACCTTGGATCTATACTTCACGTAAAGCTCTTCAAAGACACCATCATAGTCGTCCACCCCCTCCATGACAGACTCAGACCAACCTTCTAACTGAATCTCAAAGGGGTTATACCTCTTATTAAGGAACTCCAGACCAGTCACACAGGCCACAAGCATACGACGAGAAAAGCGAACAGACTGTTCAACATCAATACTGTAGGTAATCCTCTTGACTTCTGTACGAAGTTCTTCAACATTTGAGTAGGCATTCAACCTCTTATTGACAGCAAACCCCTTCTTTTCAAGCCGACCCAACTTATTAATGAGGTCCGCTTTCTCTTCATCCACCGAGCTGTATCCCTTGGATGGTGCCTCTTCACTATGGGGTCCTGGACCATCATCAGCATCATCAAAAAACATTGGTTCATCTTCACCGTAATCAATCTCCTCATCCATATGTGGTTGGGTAGGAGCCGACTGTTTGTTTGGGTTGACAAAAGCATCCATAGACTCCTGGTGCTGCTGTTGCACATATGGTTTGTTAGTTACAGGACGACGCACAGGCTGAGGACGGGCGGTGGAAATTTCAATTTCATCCATGAGGGCTTGTTCGTCTGCATCTAACTTCATAACATTTGTAGTTCCACGATCAATGACAATTTCTTCGTCCATCTACTCTCTATATGGAAACTATTAATTAACCTTTAACGCATTTTCAAAAAAATATGTCCGTACATTATAAATGTACACCCTTAACCGTGCCAACCGAAATGCTCTCATCAGTATTTTCAGCCTGATCGCTGTGATCTTTGTTCTTGGTATTTTCAAAACTACCAGCAAGTATCAGCCTAGACCAATTATCATCAAAGCTATCAACGAGAAGTCTCTCTTTGGTCTCGAGGACCGCATCGAATGTGTCCCTGGTCACACCAGTGAGGGTAGCCCATACACCAAGAGCTTGACTCCAGGTGGACTCTGTGGTGCCCAAAAGCTCGTCTCCGAACAAGCGGGTTACGGGATTGAGGATGGAATCGGTGGATCTTTAATCTAAGCTATTATAAATGGCTTTGGTTACTTCTCCCCAAACTATTCCAGATCTTGATTATGAATATCATGTCATAACTGTTGATTCCATTGGTCAAGACAGTGCCAACACTTTTACTTGCCATCTCCAGCAGCCCCTCAAAAATGTTGTTCAGGCTAGACTCCTCGCCGCTCACATTCACTCTAACGTTGTCACAGAACATTGCTATGTTTCCATTGAAGAATTGGATACCATCTTTAATGACAGGGCTTCCAATGTTCTCACTGGTCAATCCCATATGAGTATGATTAGGGGTTCTTTCGCGAGTATCGTGACAGATAGTACTACTCACGAAGACGGTAACTCTCTCATCAGCTTCAAGGACAACTATCCCATCGTTAGCCAGTATGTGAACCCGATCCGAGGAATTGATCGTCTCAGTGTTACGATTAGAGATCAAACCGGTGCTACCATCAAAAACTCTTCGGATGGTGGTGCCAACTTTTTAGTTTTTAGATTTGTGTGTAGAAAACCAAACTTGTAATTTTCTCCCTTTAAAGTAGTAATAAACATGTCTTCGGGTATTGTTCAATTAGTGGCAATCGGCGCTCAGGATGAGTACATCATGGGCAACCCGGAGATATCGTTTTTTAATTCCACGTTTAAAAGACACTCCAATTTTTCACAATCCATCGAGAAGCAGACGATACGCGGAGATGTGAAAAATAATTCAATGTCAAGTGTTCAGATTGAAAGGTCTGGTGATATGCTCGGCTACATTTACCTCACCATAGATGATACAAATCAAGCTGTAGACACTTCTCGCTGGGATCTTCTCATCGATAAAATTGAACTTCTGATTGGTGGTTCTGTTATTGATAGTCAGGACTCTATTTTCACTGAAAAAATTGCGATAGATACATTCGCTCAAAACATTTCTAGGTCTGCGATCGGTACACACCCAGGTGTTCACGCGCGTTCGTATTTTTACCCCCTTCGCTTCTTTTTTTGTGAAGGACCACAATGTGCCCTACCTCTCGTAGCCCTTAATTACCACAACGTTGAGCTGAGAATTCATTGGGGTTCACAAGCTGCCAACTATAATTTTGAAATGTATGCAAACTATTACTATCTAGACAATGAAGAGAGGGGTAACATCGCGACAAGAAAACACGATCTTCTCATCACCCAAGTTCAAAAGAACATTCCAAGTGGTGAGACTGTCCAAGATCTCATCTTCAATCACCCAGTAAAGTATCTCGCTTCTTCGGATACAACTACAGATGGCGCTCTCACTTCGCCAACGAATAAGGTTAAACTGTGTATAAATGGAGTTGAATTGTCAAACTACAAATGGGGTAAACCCCACTTCATTGATGTGATGAACTATTATCACACAAACTTTGTAACCTCTCCAGACTTCTTCCTTTACTGTTTTTGTCTCATGACGAGTTCCCTACAACCCACGGGTACACTAAACTTCAGCCGAATCGAGTCAGCCAAACTCATGAGCGAAACTTTACCCATAAATGACCCAATATATGCAGTCAACTATAACATCCTCCGTATACAAAATGGGATGGCAGGTCTCCTTTACGCAAATTAATTTAGCCTCATATATTAAATGGTGAAGAACTTACCGTCAGTAGAGAGATCTACCCAAATTAGATTTGGTAAGAATGTACCTGATGCTACAGAACAAGCAGAAAATACAATTGTGTTCAATGCGAGTAATGTTTCGTTTGATGTCAGTACTCCCGGTGCAGTATATTTATCTCCAATTCGCGAAAGAACTGACTATACGGATTCGAATGTTGTTCTACTCATGTATGACAAATTTACCAAAGAAATCACAGAATCCGGTGAAGCTGCTACAGATATTATTGAACCAACTTTACAAAGTGCAACACAATTCGGTAACGTTACTTCAAATATCTCCGTTTTTACTGGTTCTGCACTAGATGCACAAAGTATAAGTATTATAACTTCTAATTCAGTCGGTGTAGTAAATACAGCTCCCCAAAACCATACACTCAGCGTCGGCTCTAATTTATATGTACACGATACAGGTTCAAATGTCCTCGTCGTTTCAGGTAATGTTGCAATTCTTAGGAATCTCGTGATTGACGGCAATCTTCGTGTAAATGGAGATACCAGTGTGATTTATACCGAAAACACATCTATCAAGGATGCTCTCATTGAACTCGGGACAAATAATGGAGCGGGTGATACGACGCTTGATTTGGGTATTTTGATGCATAGACCGGATGCGTTATCAAATGTTGTTATTGGCTACCGAGAGGGTACCGATGAATTTGCTTTGGCGTATACCGATGCAAAACCAACTGATAAGACATTTACTCCAAAATTGGATGAAGACATTAATGTCCATGTATACGGTTTAACCCACGTGGATGCTAATATTTACGCACATGAAGATGTTCTTGTGGATGGAAATGTCTATGTCACTGGAAATGTCACGGTGACAGAAGAGTTGACCGTTAGTAACAATGTGTATGCCGATAAGGATCTTGAAGTTATGGGTAACGTCTACGTGGATGGAAATGTCGTAGCCTACAAAGACTTTACACTAACTGGCAATGCCTATGTGAGTGGCAATGTTGTAGCCTCTAAAGATTTTACCCTAACTGGTAACGCATATGTAACTGGAAATGTCAATATCACCGAAGAGTTGACCATCTCCAACAATGTGTATGCTGATAAGGACCTTGAGGTTATGGGTAATGTTTACGTAGATGGAAATGTCGTAGCCTACAAAGACTTTACTCTCACTGGTAATGCATACGTATCCGGTAATATTTCCATCATAGAAGAATTGACAATTAGTAACAATGTCTACGCCGACAAGGACCTAGAAGTTTTGGGTAATGTTTACGTAGATGGAAATGTCGTAGCCTACAAGGATTTCACATTGACTGGTAACGCATATGTATCTGGTAATGTTTCAATTACCGAAGAATTGACAATTAGTAACAATGTCTACGCCGACAAGGACCTAGAAGTTTTGGGTAATACTTATATCACTGGAAATGTC